TGTGCTCATCAATACTACCAATCACGCCAGCGCATTGTGATGGAGTAAATTTCCAGTTGATCTTCTCCACGCGAGGAGGGATAATCTTGAATGGGTGATTGATACCGTGCCACTCTCTTTGGAAATTACTTACATATTGAATCACATCATATCCCGCCGTGGGAATCTGTTGTAGAGGAAATAGGTTAGTCTCATGGCAACTTAGGATATGCTTCTTTACATTCGTAACTGGAATCTGAATGAAGTGGCTAATAAGGATATCATCAGCAGTTAGTTTACAGTCTTTTATATGGCCTGATTTACACTTATCCATATGCCACTCATGAGGTCCATAGAAGGTGCAATCAAACCCATTCTCATTTAGCAAATTAGTTAGCCCAATGTGATGAAGAGTGCTGCCGCCAGGATTAGACCACCCACTAACTAGCTTGACTTGCAACTAATAGCTCCTTGTACAGATCTAGTCTCTGACCTACAACCTTATTCATGTTGAAAGCTTCTTCTGTCTTCTGGTGTAGGTTCTCACCCATGCGCTTTACCATGTCGGGTCTTTTAGCGCACATGGTTAGAATTCTAGTCCACTCTGAGTGAGGCTTGTTGGGGTCAATCAAGAACCCTGTCTCCCCATCTTCAATCCACTCATCGTAGGCTCCACAGTTCGTGGCGACAAGTGGAATCTTGTAACGACCACACTCAGCAACCTTAATTTCAGACTTACTATCATTGAAGTCGTTCATCTCAAGGGGTGCTAATGCTACATCCATATCAGTGTAGAACTGGCCGTAACGGTCTGCCTGTTGAGCGTAGTGGATTCTCCAATTTGATTGGCCTTTGAAACCACGCAGAATAATCTGTCGGTACTTCTTCCAAACATCAATCTGCCAATCGTCCTTGGGAGTGTTTGGAGGGGGATGCCCGTAGAAGTCCCATCTACAATTCTCTCTACCCACTCTCTGATTGACAAAGTGAGGAACACCACTAAAGTATTTCAAATCTTGTTCGTGGTGGATACCTCCTACCCAACCAAAACGAGTGAAGTTCTTCTTGGGCTTTGGAATCTTAGGCATATTCCAGCAGGGCAGATCGTAGTCGATACTGTTTTTGATGATAGCAAGAGTGTTGCTTGGATTACAGTAAGGCGCTACTCGCTCCGCAAACTTGCGCTGAGTGACAGTTACAAGATCAGAGTTGTTGTAGATGAACTTGGTGATTTCTTCCAAACCCTTCTCTTTGTACACATCATACAATCTGTGGCCTTTGTAGATGTTGGTAAGAAGGTCATCAGTGTCGTAGTGTACGAATTTACCAAACTCCTTGGCCTTACCTACAATACGCGCTGTGTAGTTTCCACCAAAGTTGGACAGGTTCTGAGTGAACACAATGTCTGCCCACTTCATGTCCTCGAAGTCCCAATCCTTTTTCCATCGACCATTAGACTCATCTATACCGAGTGGATTCTTATTCCATCTCACCTCAACACGGTCTCCGTAAAGCTGCTCAAGCTTCTTGACAGGACAAATAATTCTATAGTACGCACAACCACCCTCGTTAGCTGGAGCGGCAAGTATTTTGAGTTTCTCTTTCATAGTAAAAAGGAAGACACCAATATTGGTGTCTTCCTATTATAGTTCGACTAGCTAAGACTTCAGCCGTTTAGTTGTTGTTCTTCAGTGTTGATAAGAGCAACTTCTTCTTCAGCAACTTGACCAGAAGCTGGAGTAGAATCAAGTAGGCCAGGGATTGACAGAAAAGCTCTTCCTGCCTCGTAGAATGAAGGGCCACCACCTTGAGGTGAAATGTGCTTCAGTGCAGCGATAAGCTGACGACGAGGGCGACGGAAAGCCAGAGCAGCAAGAGTACCCGCTGCGATTTCGCTGCCAGGAGGGGCTGGAATACCCAGACCACGAAGGAATTGAACGAATGTGGATGCGTTCTGGTTGATTCCTTCCTGGTAGATCTCGTTGTAGCGAGTAGTAAGCTCTTCTACGCGAGCGAGTTCATCTGGAGGAACTTCGGTTAGCTCATCCTGATCAAGGATACCATCTCCGTTATCATCAAATGATGCGTAATAAGGAGCTAGTTCTTGCTCGATCTCCTGTAGCTGCATTTGAGTCGCAGGAGGCAAATCGTTAGATTGACACGAGGAAAGGAATACTAGCGATACAGTCGCTAGGGCGATTAAAAATTTATTCATAATAATTAACTTTGAAGTTTAGAGAGGTAATCACCATCCGATACTTCCTCGGACTGCTGGGTGTTACCCTGTGGAGCCGAGGTACCAGTGAGTGCCTGGGCTGCTTGCTTTACCTCCTCATAGTCTTCTAGCTTAACCAGATCATGAATATCATGCAAGCTCTCCATGCATGAGGCAACTTCAGCTTTGGAACCTAGAGGAGAAGACTTAGGACGAGGGGCCGACTGATCGTACTTGGGCCATTGTCCATCCATCTCTTTCACGATCTTGAAATCGTGACCAGATTCCACATCAGTAATGTCACCGAAGTCTTCATCAAGCATAGCGCCGATAATCTTCTTAAACAAGATAACACCAACAGAAAGAATCTTAATATCACCAGACTCACGATCAAGAATGTTCATGTAGTAACGAGCGCGAGGCTTGATCTGGCGAGCTAGATCCTCATCTTCCTTGCGCCCAGTCTTCCAAAGAGCGTAGTAGAGATCGCAAAGAGGGCAAGCCTCCCCGTGAACTTTACGGCAATGAACATTCCTCACGTTACCATCAGGACCTGGGACACGGTGAATCTTAGTCTCCGCGTAGAATTCACGATCTTCATCCTTCCAGGGGAGGATGCGGACAGCGTTGTTGCCCTCAGGGATTTGGTAGAACTTGTTTAGGAAGTCCGAGTTGTTGTTATTGTTAGAACCACCAGGGTTGTTAAGTTGTTCGTGCTTGCGTCGTAGTGCGTCGAGATCAATAGGCATAATAGTTACTCCTTAGTTAGTATGGTATGATAGTGAGATCACTTGTAAAGTTTAGTTTCTTCTCGTTTATTTGCGGACACCTGTTGTAGCATGTCCTTTTTCTGCTCAAGAGCCCGTACTAGACCCTTGAGTAGTTCGTATTTGAAGGTAGCATCATTTACTTCTGATACCGCCTGCTGGTAAGTGCTGTCCGCGAAGACAAGATCATCTAGATCTTTAGCCGTGAGCTTGGTGGTAGTGCCAGCCTTGTAGTCCCGACGAAGCGTGGACGAAAGCCGAACAAGCTCAGTGTCTAGATCATTCATGCGCTTTTTAGCAGCACCCATTAGTCCATAATAGTACGAGTAAATCGACGCTTGGCGAAACATTTCGTTGTCGATGTTGAACTCGTCAAATTTGACAACAGCATCGCTGATGTCCTTGTAGTTTTCCCAGGTGAAATCTTCTAGTAGTACAGTAAGGTCTTCCATAGTGTTAATAGCCTCCGCAGTTCGTACAGGTAGATCCACCATTAGATTTACCCGCTTTCTTCTGAGTTGTTTGAACTGTCTTGCTATTAGAGGCTGTGGAGCCTGATCCTTTAACTATTTCTGTAATATAATTTGGATTCTTCAACTTGGCTGAGCTTACAGGGCCTGCGTTACTTTTAGAGTTTTTTGGACTAAACATCTGCTGGTACTGATCCTTCGTAACCAGGCTGTAAACTCCCAAACTGTCTAAAGCAACATAATCTCCAGGGTTGCCCGCGAAGGTAATTTTTGCTGGATTAAGCTGCTTAGATTCAACTATTCCAAATTTATAATCAATTCTGTAAAAACTTTGGTTATTGGCTTTCTTGACTGGGTTAGTCAACGCGACAAACTGCCATACACCTCCTAAGTAAGCTGATACTCTGGTGTACGTCTCGGCGGGCTTATCAAGAATACCTTCTAAATTTAAATCTATCATGTGAGCACCTCATACTATTTAGGAGGGCTGAACATGAACTTGAATAGTTCAGGGTTCAGCATTGCTAAAGTATGTAGGCCATATCCTGTTCTAGTTGTCAGGTCCTCGTTACTAAAATTCCCTACTTCGTTACCTTCACCAAAGCCCCACATCTCAAAAACAATATGAAGCATTTCGTGAATTAGAGTGCCCTTGTAATCCTCATCCTTCAAGTGAGGGTT